GCATCAGCCACGCCGGCGAGCTCGTGCATCGCCAGTTCGTGGGCCTCGTCGATGCTCGGGGGTGCTGTGTCGTCTGCCATACCTGCCTCGTGCTGGTCTTGTGCGTCATGCTGTGGGCCCCAGGCAGGTTGGGGGTGGAGGTTTGGAGGTCAGACCCACGCATACTGAAGAGTTACCCCTGCCCATGTCACAACGGACGAGGGGGACGCGTTGGCCTGGCTGAGCATGACCCCGACAAAGACGTTCGTGAACGTGCCGCCGGCATCGTTGGCGGTGTTGCCGAAGTTCTCAGCGTTTGCCGAGTCCGTGGCATAGCCGGTGCAGTGGGTGGCAGTGGTCCCGTCGAACTGGATGAAGAAGTCGGCGATGAAGTCTTCCGTCGCGAAGTTCGGAGTGCCCCCGCCAGGCGAGGTCCCCACCCTGTTGGCGGAACCGATGCGGTCCAGGCCCCCCGACGTTCGCATGAAGCCGGCGTAATAGCCATTGGTTCCCGACAGGGCCGCGCTCGGAGCGACCAAGGCGTGCAAGAACACGTTGCCATTGGATGACTCGGTGGGCTTCGTTCCCACCGTAAGCTTGACGTGAAGCAGGTGCTTCCCGGATGGCTTGGCGTCGATCTGGGTCAAATTGAAGTAGGCGTCTAGTCCGGCGTCAGGGAGACCGTGCGTTGCGGCTACCTGCAGGGTCGACGTGCCCCCCAAGGACGTTCCGGCGCCCTTCATTCCTGTGTTGCCCTCGGTCCCGGCCGAAAGGTCAACGGTAGTCATCCCGGCCGCTGCAGCCGACGCGACCTTGAACCTGGCCATCAGTTGCGGTCCTCCAGATCGACCTTGCCCTCGAGCAGCACACAGACGTTTGTGGACGCCGTCCCAGACCCGACGTACACAGAGAGGGGATCCGCGGCCGAGACGCCCATCCCGTACACCACCTCGAATGCGGAGTCAGCAGGCACCGTGAAGAACTCAGTACCGATCGCCGTATCGTCGGTGCCGGTGTGCGTGAACTTGCCCGCGTTGGTCTCGAAGATGACAGTCAGCTTGCGCCCGTCCTTGGGCAACTTGATCTCAGTCACCTTGTCCGCGGTTCCGCTCAGGGCAAAGCGCTGCGCAAACGGGAATGCTGCTTGTGAGCTGTAGTCCTCGGCCATGTTGGGCCTCCAATGGCCCTACCGTATCATTTCTGACACGATGACGGAATGATTGTCGGAGACGGCTGGACCTACCTGCACCTCCCGAAGTCAGGCGGGTCGTTCTGGATGCGCTACTTCGAGACGTCAGGACTTGGTAGGCGCCAGGAGCGTCAACACGACGGGGTGCGGCACACCCCCACAGAGCAGCGAGACACCCGCCTGGTTTGGGGGACCATCCGCCACCCACTTAGGTGGCTCGAGTCCTATTACCGCCACTTTTACAGATCCGGCGTGCCTGTGGATGGGCTGACCCGCTTTACCGACGGGACCCCAGCCCCGATCAGTTTCAGGCGATGGGTCTACCTGTCCACGCACCCGCTCGAGGCTCACGACATCCTCAAGCCCATCCCCATCGTCCCGCAGCACGAGGGACACACGTTCGCGACATGGGCTGCTGAGGGTGGCGGATTCGCGTCATGGTTCTACCGCTACACCTTCACGGTTCGCGGTGAGCTCCGGGCCCACGCCTTGGTCGACGCCACCGACGACAGCCGGCCTGGTGTGGTGTCCCTGTTCCGGCGGCACGGCCTGCCCCTGGACCACAGGATGCTGTGGGAGTGGGACGGACGCACCAACGGGAGCCCCAAGAGCATCGCCTGTGAGTGGGACCAGGAGATGATCGGCTGGGTCCGGTCCGCGGATGGCGAGCACTGGCGGACCTACTGGCCGGATTCGTGGTGATCAGGTCTTGAACTCGGTGGCCCACTCCGGCGACATCTCCAGGTCAACACGCACCGTTCCATTGAGCCAGTCCGGCTCACAGGACAGCACAACACAGGTGCGCGACTGGGTGCCCTCCGGGTCCCTCGACGGAATCATGGCGGTGGTCAGGCGCCCGATGTCGCCCTCACACAGGCCCGCGAATGCAAGTCCGATCAATACCAGGGAGACCCGCTCAGGGACTCGATGGGCAGACACCTCGGTACGTCGGTCCACGTCAGCAACCCCGGTCTGATTGTTCGCTCCCGAGGTCTCCCAGAGGTGGTTCAGGGTCACGGTGTAGGTCTTGTCGCTGGGCAGCGTGGTGATCGCTTCGCTGCTGGTAAGCGAGTACGGGGAGACATTGCCGTCCTTCACCACCAGGCTTTGATACTCGACCTGCCGGGAGCCGTCCCAGGCCTGCCAGTCCAGTACCTGCTCTATCTCCATGTCCGTGATGCTGAAGTCCGGCGGGATGGTCCCTGGGCTGGTCAGGAACGGGTTCTGGGCGTACCTGAGGCTGATCGCGCCCTGTCGCTGCACAAGCCAGACCCCGCAGGGCCCAAGGACCGACGCGAGCCAACTATATGGGTCCGTCTGGGCCTCGGTGACTACCACGTCCAGGTCCCAGGTCGTGTTCACCTGGTAGCGGCTCGCAACGTCGTCTATGTCGGCCAGGTCTACCCAGTCCAAGGGAACGGCCCAACTCCATCCGGCAGGGTACTTGTCGAACGTCGCATGTGCCGCCCCTGCTGTGCCAGTGCTGAGCAGCAGTTTCTTTACGATGTCGATCGGGTGGTCTTGAAGCAGGGCCATGTGCGTGACCGCGTTGCCGGCCGCTGCGTCGTCGTCGGTGGTCCCGTAGTGGCCTGCGGTGCAGCCCGTGAGCTGAGCACCGGTCAGGCCCGTGGCCCGCACATAGAAGTCCGACCCCGCGTCCCCCCGAACCTGGACGATGTAGTTACCAGCGTCCTCGCGCTCGAATGCTGATGCGTCGGTGACATCCAGCGTCGTGGCCCCGATGCTGTATGGAGTCCCGGTCTTCACGGTCGTGGCCGCAAGCTCCCTCAGGTTGAAGAACAGCGCCGCATTCCCGGCGGTGGTGGTCCACCTCGAGCCCAGCGCCCTCACGATGTCCCAGCACGTCAGGGTGTACCCGCGGGTAGGGGTGCCCCGCAGGCCCGTCACCTGGCCCGTAAACACGGGCTCGAAGTCCCCATAGTCCCATCCCTGGAACCCGACGAACAGGCGCACAAGACAGCCCTTGACCACGGACTGGAGCACGTTGGTGGCTGCATCAGATCCACCATGGATACCGATGCTCATCCCCCCAAAGGACCGAGACCACGTCAGGGTCGAGACGACGCCGGAGCTGACCCGCACGCTACTTCGGTCGATCGCGTAGTCCGGGTCGCTGTCCTGGGTGCTCTGGTGGCTGTAGATCGTGACCCCAGACGCGCCGGGGCTTCCAGGCTCCTTGGAGACCTCCAAGTAGAACCGCGGGATGTGGGTACGGTCCTGCAGGGCGTCCAGGAAGTCCGAGGACCAGCCCATCAGTTGAAGGTCCCACCAGGAGAGCTGCCCGCAGTCGGGTCGAAGCCCAAGCGGGTCACATTCCCTGACCGGTACTGCTTGAGCGCGGACTCGATGCTCAGGGTCCCCTGAGCCATCGTTGTCCCGCCCATCACGTCAGCGGCTGGAATCAGGCTCTCGATCGCCAGGTAGTCGAGCTCAAGCGTGATGTCCCAGGTCCAGGTGTGCCGGTGGTCCGTGATGAGCGTCTGGCGCCCGACCTGGTCCTCTGGAAGCCGGAGCGCCGGGTAGAAGTTTCGCTCTCGGACGATGGCTGTCCCCTCGTCCTGGTAGTCGTACCGGACGGCGCTCCCGTCGCTCGTGTCCAGGGTGATGACCCCGCTGCTCTCGGACGTCACCAACAGTTGTTCCCTGTGCATGGTCGGATTGAAGGACTCCAGGAAGAGCTCATCGCCAGCGGCCAGTGCTGCGGCCGTCCCTGTTGCCGTGAAGACCGAGAGCAGGTTGCCCCCAAATGTGGTCAGGCTCGTGTCCCCCCTTAGGGGCAGCAGGATCCCCTCCATGACCCCAAACCAGGCATTGTCCCGGTCTGCGCTGAAGGCGACCAGTCCACCCCGGTGCAGATGCGCCTCGAGGCTGGCCAGGTTGCGGGCCAGCGACTTGCCGGCCGTGGTCAGGCCAGAGAACCGCTCACAGACCAGGCGGACCTTCAGGCCCCCGCCCAGCACGCTCCTGTGGAAGGCGCCCCCGAGGCTGTGGGAGTCCCGGACGTCTCGTACGGGCATCTCGATCACGCTGGAGATGTGATCGGAGCCGAAATCGACCTCCTCAAGCGAGCCATCCGGATCGGGGTAATACCTGACCGTCGTATTGCCCATCATGTCACCGAGAGGTTGAGGCCACGCGCCCCAAGGATGGCATTTAGCTCCCTGACCAACTGCTCGGCAGTGCCCGGCCCGATGCCGAGAGGCGCATTGACGTTGACCACCAGGCCGCCACCGCCACCGAATCCGCCGCCGCTGTTGGGGCGAGCGCCATTGGCCGGGACCACTTGCTCACCCTGATGGAGCAGGGCCAGGCTGGTACGGTCTACGAACTTGGTGCCGGTCTGGAAGCCAGGAACGCCCTGGTTACTCAGCCACTCGTTGACCGACCGGGACACTAGCGAGGTGCCGGCTTCCTTGCTCGAGGAAGCGAAGCCCGAGTCAGACCCGCTGAAGAGCAACCGCATGGCGTCGACGAATCCGTCGAAGATCGCGAGCCGAACAAGCCTCTGCATCTCCTCGACAGAAAGAGTCAGCCGGATCGCGCCCACGAATGCGTCATGCACTGTTTCCCCAAGCAGCGACCAGTTCAGATCGTACTCTGTGTCCCCGATCTGAGCGAGGAAGTTGATCGCTTCAGCCCACCAAGCCCCGCCTGGGATGGTTCCATCCGCCAGGCTCGCGGTATTGGACACGATCTGACTGAGGGCGTCGGACACCGTCGGGGACTCCGTCACAATGGGCTTGGACGCCGTGCCCTCCACATCGACCACGCTCCCCACGTCCGTAGCCTTGCCAGACGTCGGACCGATCGGGCCACCCGTCCCCATGTTCGACAGATTGGCCTGGATGTTGTCGATGTCCTCGTCAGCGCGGGCCAGTGCAGCGCCGGTGTCGATGACCAGTTGGAAGGCGTCTTCTGCGGCTGCATCCGACGCGAAGAACAAGCCTAGCCCGGTCTGAGCCTTCACGAAGTCCGGAAGGCTGTTGACCATCTTGGTGATCTCCAAGACCACCTTCTGAATGGCCGAGAACGGAACAAGGATGACCTGTCCGACCTTTACCAAAGCCTCAGCGAATAGCAGCATGGCCCCGGTCAGACCGCTTGCGATCACCTCCGCCCACTGCTGCGTCACCTCGGCGTTGTCCCCAAGCGTGTCCAAGATCAGCACCAGAGTGTCCTGTGCCGCATCGAACAGGCCCGCGTCGGCAACCTGCTTCTGGAACTTGAACCACGAGTCGGACAGGTTCGACATCATCCCGCCGAAGGTCGCGGCGAGCTTCTGAGTACCGCCGGCAAAGATGCCGTTGGAGTCGGTCAGGGTCGCGATCAACTCTTCCCGGAATTCCTCCGTGGACATCTTCAGCGCATCGGCTCCGGTCCTGAGCTCCACCTGAGCCCTGAGGGCGCGTCCACTGATGGTCTCAACAGCACCAGCCCCGAATTGCATCGCCCTTCCGACCTCGACTGCAGCGCTGGCCAGGTCGACGCCCATCGCACCAGCGAAGTCCATCACAAGGGGAAGGGTCTCCTCGGCATTGACCCCGAGTGCCCGCAGGTTGATTTCCGCCTCCACCAGCCCATCGAGCTCGAAGGGTGTGGTGCTGCCGATCTCGAATAGGCGTTCAAGCCTTGCAGCCGCATCGCCAGTCGGCCCCATGAGGGTCTGAAGCTGGGTCTCGAAGCGCTCCATCTGGGCCCCAACCTCGATGGCGCCCACGGAGACGCCCATGAACGCCTGCTTCAGGAGCCCAAGGGCCATCCGGTACGCGTCCGAGATGACCCCGGCCTTCAGGATGGACTTCGTCATGTCGTCCATTGCGCCTGAGGCCTTCTTGGTCTCCTCCTCGGTCTTGCCAGCCTCCTTTCCGAGGTCCTTCAGCGCCTGGGACGCTTCATCCCGGATCCGGAGCAGGAACTCGATCGTCTTGTCGTTGCTGGGCATCAGCCGGCCAGGTTCAGCACGGGGAACACCATCCCGTCAGACTGCTTGACGCGCCGGGCGGTGTCTGCGTTGGCCTGCAGGTAGCACTGCCACGCCAAGGTTAGCTCGTAGGGGGTCAGTTCCATGATCTCGTGCGGGAGCCGCCCATACCGCCGCGAGAGGCAGTCCAGGATCAACAGCAGTTCAGGTTCCCGTGCGAAAGGAGGTGAGGCGTTCTACCGCCTCTCCGTCCTCCGTCGTGTGCTCCCTGACAGCCCTCGCCAGGCCGGCTCGGATGTCTTGGGTCAGATCCCCGACCCACATGCACTCAGGCGCGTCACCCTTGGCCCGGTCCAGCGTGAACCGGACCGGCTCCCACTCCTCTGCACCAACGGCCCGAACATGGGTGACCCCGGCGCACACCATTCCGTCTGCGAGGTCCGAGGCCTTTGCCGCCTGGTCAGGGTCGAAGCCCTTGATCGCCTTCCGGGCGATGGCCTCCAGGTCTACATCCCCTTCCCCGTTGACCATCTCCTTGGCAGCGGTAGCAAGGACATCAACAGGCAGGATCGTGAGGGATGAGATCGACGCTCTGGCCAGGTCCGCCGACGAGACCCGACGAATCCGCCACTCACCACCACCGATGGTGATCTCTCGGACAGCGGCCGTCTTCAGCGCGTGCAGGAATCCGGCCATCAGTTTGCCGTTCCGCTGCTGTCGTCGTTCGTGAGGGCAACCTGGAAGCCCTCGTCTGTGCCGTCAGACAGCCCCCGCCACTCGATGCGGATCCGCCCAGGCCCTGGACCACTGACCGGCTTGGGTGCGTCCCAGATCTGGGCGTTGTGGAGCGTGAAGGTGCAGGCATCGTTGCCCGTGCCCGTGCTGGTCACCGCCACGTCTCCCTGAACCTCGTTGCGGAAGTCGGTGAGGGCGTTCCCGTTCTCCCACTCGACCTCAGCCCGCCAGGTCACCTCGCAGAAGTCGGTGCGGGCCGGCTCCTTGGTGAGCCTCGAGCCCAACTTGTACCGACGGCCCAGTTTGTTGTCGATGATCATCTCCAGCGACAACAGGTCATAGTTGTTGCTGTTGAAGGACAGGGCCCCGAGTTGGTGGCCGATCATGTCCAGGTTGGAGCCGGTCCCATAGGCGGGGCTGCCTGCCGTGGTGTACGCCCCGATGTCCTCGGCCAGGAAGTCGAAGGACGCCATGGCGACCTGGCTCGGGTCGGTCCACTTCAGAGCCATGCGGCTGATCTTGCAGCCCTCCGCGACCTGAGCGACATTGCCTGAGTCCCCGCTGTCGATGAATTCAACCGTCAGGCCCGTGGGCAGTGCCCCGATCTTGTACGTGTGGACGTAGGGGCCCGTTCCTGTCGTCGCCAGGGACCCAAGGGCGTGCTTGAGGAGCATCCCCATCCCCTCATAGGTCAGGACGTGCTCGAACTTGCCTCCGCACTCGGTGACCCCAGAGACCGTGTTGCGCTTGGTGAAGCTCGTAGCGACGCCCACCAGGCCCGGCCGGTAGTTCCGGGTGACCTTGCGGTAGGCGTCGTCTGAGACGGTCTGTCGCCAGTTGGTCCGGCTGACGGCGGTCCCGTACGTGGACTCTTCTCCGATGCCGATTGCGGCCCCGCGTCCGTGGAATGGAAGTGCCATTGATCAGTCCTCGTCAACGTCTCGGACCTGGAGCAGACATCGAAAGTCAAGCACTCGGTCCAGGGTGGTCCCGATGGTCAACCGGGGGGTGTAGTCGGTGCCGGATGTCCCGGCCTTGATGAGTGTGCGGACCCAGCGGCCGTCAACGATCCGGGTCTTGGTCGCGTCGTACAACGCAGACTGGTCAATGGCCCCGTCGTAGACCTCGATCTGGGCGTACTCGATCTCTTCGTAGAACCGCTTTCCGTTGCTCTCGGTCGTTCGGTTCTGAAGCACCCGGCCCAGGTCCCACCAAAGGTGAATCGTGGCCGTCGATGGCTTGGAGATCTGGGGGGTTGGTGCAGTCCGGCCTGGCCGCTCAGGTCTGCACAAGACCTGGGGCCGGGCCCTTGACGCAAGGCCGAGCTCAAGGTCTGCCGTCAGGGCGCTTGTGATGGTCACGGACGTGGCCGGATCCGCCGATGCCGCTGGGTCCCCGTAGTAGAGCCACGCGTGGTGCATCTGCGCCGTGTCCAACTGGTGCGAGTCAACCCTCAACGTCCCCGCCTGGCTGGCGTGGGTCCAGGTCTGCCGCTCGAAGTTCAACTTGGTGCGGCCGTCCTCCTGGACCAGGACCGTGTCGAATCCGTTGCTCAGGGTGTTGTCCCAGAAGTGGTCCCATCCCGCCGGGATCGTCAAGGTCCAGTCCTTGGAGCCCCCGCTTCCAGCCGTGTTGTCGATGCTGACCGATGCGCGGTACTTGAACGAGGTGCCGTACCAAGACATGGCTACACCCCCGCCTGCTGGGACCAGTTGATCCGCAGGTCAGCGGAGACGACACCGAATCCGTCCCACCCATAGGTGCCGCCACTGAAGACGGACCCCGTGACAACCGCGTCCCGCACCTTCGCGCTCAGGGTCCTGTCGGTCCCAATGGCCCGGGTGATGGTGTCCAGCAGGTCTGCCGCCATGTCCTCGGCATCGCCCTCGGTCCCGTCGTGGGCCACCCACCCAATGACCTTCACGGTCTGAACCCGCTCGTGGTACCCGAGCCGGTCACCCGGGTTGGACTCCATCGGGACCAGGAACACGCTCACGAGCAACTGCGACTGCGGTGGGTTCAGCACCGCGCCACGGATGACGGTCCCGGTTGCGCTCAGGTCGTAGCTGTACACCCCGGTCCCGTCCGCGACCTGGAGTTGGGTCACGACCTGGGCCATGATTGCCTTGAGAGCGGAGGCCATCAAACATCCACCTTGAGGGCGTCAGCCAACAGGGGAGCCAGCGCGGCCGGCAACTGGTCCACAGCCTCATCAATCGAGGGCTGCAAGAACGGGCGCTTAGGCATCCGGGTGAGCCCACCCCACGGGTTGGGGATGGTCAGCCCGAGCTCGTGCACGGCTGCATACTTGACTTGGCCCTTTCGGCCTTGGCCACCGGCACGCAACCAACCCTCGATCGCCCCCTTGTTCCCACCCCGGACACCACCGCGCACACCGGACCGGATGGAGGCCCTCAGGCGCCCCGTCTGGACGTGCAGGGGGTTGCCCCCAGTCGTGCGCAGTTTTGCGGCCCGCTCGGCCTGCTTGGCGGCACCGTGAAGGGTCTGCCTCACCAACAGCTTGAGCTGACCGCCGGTGGAGGCCTCCTCGAGCCGCTGCTGGAAGTCGTCGAAGGTCACAGGCAGGCCCCCGGCATCCGATAGGTCGACGCAAGCTGCATGACGTGCTTGGGCAGGGTCGGGGGCAACAGCGAGACCGAGTCTCCGTTGATGTTCACCGAAGTCTTCCCCCGCTCCCGCATCAGCCGGTACCAGTGCCAGACCAGTTCGGCCGCTGCGTGCTTGAGCGCCTCAGGCACGGTCGACCATCCCGCGGTCGTGATGATCTTCTGGGCCCGAAAGCCCTTGGACCAGAAGCCCTGGGTGCTCGTGTTCTTCAGGATGACCAGGCCCTTGTAGTCGTCGGTTTCGTAGTCGCCTGAGTCAACCAGCCGGTCAGACCCGTACACCCGCTCCAAGTCGTCGTGAATGCTCGTGATGGTCCCCAACGGGAAGAACGGCACCGCAAGGACCTTCTGGTCCTCCCATGTCGGACCGTCCAGGTACTGCGTATAGGTCTTCTGGGTGAGCGAAGGGATCGTGCTCGAGTCGTACACCGGGTAGCCGCACCAGGTGGCCAGCACCTCATCAGCACGACCGATCAGGGTGTCAGTCAAGGTGTCCTGGGCCGTCCCCGTCAGGTCCGGCTTGATGGCCTTTGCCTCTGTGCTGGTTAGGAGTGCCACGGGCTACCCCCCAACAGCGGCTCGGCGCTGCCCGATGGCCCTGCCCACGCCCTTGCGGGTCTTGCCCGCCTGTTCCGCGGACTCAAGCACGTCTAGGTCCCCATCGTAGGCCCCTGTCCTGAGAGCAGCGACGATGGAGGGCACTGAGCCGTCCAGGATGTCTGTGGGGTCCGGGACCACCAACGGACGACCGGGGGGGCTGGTCATGGCCCGGTTGACAGGAGGGACGCTTGGGGCCGTCTTCCGGGGCCGACCGCCCTCCCGCTTGAACGCGCCAGGAAAGGTCGCCGTCAGGTAGTCAGCCGTCTCCGAAGGAACGTCCCTCACAACCCGAGCGGACCACACCGATTCGCAGCCAGGTCGCGAACTGCGGTAGCTGTCGGTGTGGTCGAAGCCCAGGAAGCGAACACGCATCGACTCAGGAGCGGATCTTGCGGAAGACCATCTCGACGCGTGACGCAACCATGGTTGCGGTACCGGTCTCGGTGACAACTGCGCTGATGGGGTCGTCGCCGTCGAACTCAGCATTCACATCCTTGGTCAGCGAGAACGCCACCGAGGTCCCTGCAGCAAGCGTCTGGGTGCTCAGATCGATGGTCCCGATCGTGTTGCTGCCCTGCTTGATGGCGATGGTGAAGTAGTTGGTGGTGTCGGCGGTGAAGGCACCGTCCGGCATCAGCTCAGCGCTGTCCAGCAGCCACTCGCCACTAGCGCCACCAAGGGACGCGTAGTAGGTCGTGGTCGCCGTGACGGCGCCAATGTGGATGGCCTTGGGGAGAAGCTGGGGGGCGCTCATGATCAGCTCACCGAGTGGTTGTAGGACCACATGACGTTCTTCTTGGTCGTGGAGTCGATCGTGAAGAACTGCTTGCGGACCGTGGAGACGACGTTGATCACGCCGCGAGTGATGTCCTTGTCGACCTCAACCATGTTCGCCCGACGGACACCCATGAACCACCGCTGGCGGTTGACCAGGATGTACCCAGTCTTCGTCTTGGTCGTGTTGTCGAAGACGCCGGAGGCGTTGTACTCCTTGTCCACGAACTCGGAGATGATGATCGGGATCCCGAGGACCGATGCCAACTGCCCGGCGTGGATGGTCGCGTTCGGGCCGAACTTGTCGACCGTCAGGACCTCAGACCAGCCCAGCATCTTGGCCAGGTAGTACTCAGGGGAGACGACCATGATCAGGTCCCCGGCCACACCGTGCGGGCTGTCCAGGGTCGCGCGGTCGGACAGGAGGCCCGCAGCCGTCTCAGCGGATGACCCGTCCACGGTCGAGGAGCGGTCAGCCGCGGAAGCCCGCCAGCCAATCCAAGCCCGCCGGTGGTCCGCAGAACCGCCGAGGCCAGTGGTGCCCCAGCGCGACCGGATGTCCCAGGAGTTGAGTCCGGTGTCGTCGTGGGTGGCGTTGGTGTCTGCGTTGATCATGGCGTCTTCGACGCCATCGCCCAGGCCGGAGACAACCAGGCGCCGGTGCAGGGGCAGGCCGCCGATGATCGAGTCTTCGGTGGTGTCCTCGTCCAACTGGGCCCGGACTGCGAGACCGGTCGCGGTCACGGAGCGCTGAGCACTCACGATGGTGCTCGAGGTGTACTGCGCCGGGTCGTCCGTTGTGATCGCGGCCTTGATGTAGGGGCGGAGCTCAGTGCCGAGGAAGGGGATCCGAAGTTCCTTGTCCGACATCTGCCAGACGGGGACCAGGGCCTCAACCCGGCGCTGGAGCTTCATCTCCTCCTCAAGCCGGGGGCTCAGGACGTCCGGGATGAACTCGCCACCGGTGGACGTGGCGTCCGAGAAGAGGCGCTTCAGGGGATCAGGGGCACGCTGGAGGTGCCGCGCCAGGGCCGCATCGGTCTTGGGGCTGTTGTCGTTGGCGTTCTTGTGCGCCTTGCCCTTGGTCATTGCCCGAACAAGGGTCCGCTGCTCGACCAACTCCTGGCACCTGGTAATCCAGGGGTCATCGGTCAGGGTGTTGAGAAGCCCGTCGTGCCAGTCACCGTCCTGGTCAAGCCCGGACTGCCAACGAATGACGGGGGAGCCGTCGTTCTTGCGCTGGTAGATGAAGTCTTGGACAGCGGCGTCACCCGGGGCCCGAAGAGTGGTCCGGTTCTGGGCCTCCGTCAGGGTCCGGACCGAGGCCTTCAGGTCTGCGATGGCGTCATCACGCTGGGCCAGACTGGCCTTGTGCTCAGCCGCCTGGCGCTTCTGCGAGGCGTTGAGATCGTGAATCGCCTTCTTCGCGCCTTCAACGGTCGTGAGGTCGTGGTCTTCGGTCATCCCGATTTCTCCAGGGATGACGAGCTGGCTTCTACAGGTCCCGCGCAGACCGTATCACATTTGATACGGATGCAACCACAAACCTTTCAGCCCCACCAGGCCGCAAGCTCTTCGGCGCTGCTCTCGACCTTGAATGTCAGCATCATGGCCTCGAGCACGCCCCGGACTTCAGGATCGGCCCGGAACAGGTCAAGGAGCGCTGTCCGAACCTCTCCCTTGAGCCCGTTCCTGGTCCAGTCCTGGAGCAGGTCGATCACCGCGGGGTCAGACTCATCGCCAACCGAGCGAGGAGCGAGCGCATCCCGGTCGTCTGGGATGTTGACCCCGCTGATCTCCCACAGCTCGTTGTCGTACTGGACTCGACCGCGAGGCCCGTAGTGGGTGTCTGTCTTCTCCAGGGCAGCACGAGCCCGAACCCGCCCAGGCATGAAGCCCACCGACACCGCGCTGAGCATCCCTCGGGCGTACTTGCCGCCAACCAGCGCACCAAGCGGGTCGTCCATGTCCCACTCAATCGAGGCATCCAAGTCTGCACCTTCCGCCACCACATCGAGACCGCGCCCGATGGACGGGATCGTGTAGTCGTGGTTCCAGATGATCACCGGATTCCGGTCGTAGTGGTTGGTTAGCCACGGGCCTGCATCGATGTCCTTGGACCTGAGCTCGTTGCCGGTCGCGGCCTTGACTCGGGTGATCCCGTTGTCATCAGTGGACGAGCGGAACAGTCGGCGGATGGGCTTGCTCATTTCAGGCTCCAAGCAGGGGGATCACGGCGCATCGGCAGTTGATGTCTTCGTCAGCGAGCCCGAAACCGCCGGGGTGGGCAGCACGCCGGGCAGTCAGCGGATGGACGAACTCCCCGTCGACTTCTGCCACGACGCCATCCATGTCAGCCCCGCCGGGGTTCCAATGGCTCGTGCGGGCCCTGTCGTCCCGAGCGCTGAGCCACTCCATGCGCAGGTTCTCGACCTCCAGCACGGCTTCCCGGTAGTTCTCGACCGTCCCACGGCCAACTGCGGCCGTTGTCTCGGTCCTGGCGATGGTCAGGGCACGGGGCGGAGCGAAGGTCGGTGACTGCGCGATGGCGGCCTGCATGTCCCGGATGGTGTCACCGTTGACGATCGCATCCCGGATGATGAAGCTGACCGCGTCCTTGGTGGTCTGGCTGACGTTCGTGATCAGGTCAGCCTTGATCGTGGCCTCAGCCAGACGCAAGTTGTCGCCCGTCATTCCGGACAAGGCGAGGTCAAGCATGGCGGCTTCGAAGGCCCGCTCGAGGGCGTGCATCAGCTGGGGCCCAATGGCCTGGTCCAGCAAGGCGGCCTCCTCGGCCTCTGCCAAGAGCTGGGCCATGTCGAGATCTGACAGGTTGCGAGAAGTGGCGCTCGCAGCCTTGGACAACACGCCCTCGAGCCGGCTGGCGTAGCGCTGGCCCTGGTCGATCAAGAACCGGCGCATAGTCAGGTTCAGGCCGCGCTCTACAGGGGTGTGCACGTTGGACAGGAAGCCACGCCAGCGGGTGTCTCGACCCTCTGGCGTTTTCAGGTCCGGGAGGGATGCCCGCCGCCACCAGGCCCCAAAGGGGGTCTGCTTGGTGGGGCCTGTTGCCGACTCGTCTGCAGGGGCTGACGACGACGGGCGGTAAGCGGTCTCGGGTTCGGGCAGATCGTCGAACCCCTCAAACTTGGCGGCATCTGTGAGGGCGATCCCCATGTCCCACCACTTCCGGACGCGGTCTACGCGCGCGGTCCGGTCTTCCTGCAGCGCAGGCACTGCGGAGAAGTCGTGCACGAGCCGGAACTTTGGGTCCCAGCGCTGAGCCAGGCGGGTCCACTCGCTGTCCAGAAGCGCTGCCTCACCCTGCAGCGACTGCCAGTAGGTCCGCTCCATCTCCTTGGACTGCGCGTAGTTCGCGGTCGGGAGCGAGACCCGGGAGGGAGGGACGCCTGCAGCTGCAAGGACCGCCTCTCGGACATGGATGCGCAGGGACTGGAATTCCATGTCCTTCGGCGACCACGAAAGGGGGCTGTAGTCCGCAGCTCCACCCATGATCAGGGCGCCGCCCTCCGCCTCTCTCAGCCGCTGGTTGACGGACTGCTTGATGAGCTCCACCTGGGTTTTTGTCCAGGGCTGGGCCGAGTCCTTGGGCCGGATGATTGCGTCTGGGCGCCCCTTGTTCGCAGACTTGGCAGAGGTCTTCGATGCGGCCAAGTCCGCTGAGAGGTCGTTGTGCAGCGCCCGGATCAGGCCGGTCCCGAAGAGGCCTGTCGGGTCGTCCTCCCACGATGGACCGCGGGTGTGCAACATGACCGACCAGTCATACGGGACGTTCCCGCCGCGCTGGTCGTAATCGTAGAAGTCCACCTGTCCGTCACTCATGGACTGGATGCGGATCCGGTAGGGGTGCAGCCGCAGCAGGGACTGAGGGCGGTTCATGCCCAGCATCAGCCCGTACCAGTTTCCGCTCAGGTCCAGGTCAATCCACTGTTGCCGCCGGAACAGCAAGCCAGGGACGCGCTCGGACGGGTTGGCGATGAGGTCCAAGACCTCGTGCTCGTCGATGGTCTCGGCACTGTCACCGCGGCCCCTGATCAGCTTGAGGGGCAGCCCGGACAGGTCAACGGACTTCGCGGTCACGCAGGCCTTGACCCATGGGAAGGCCGCATATGCGCTCATGGCCTGGATTGCGCTGTATCCAGGCTCCCGGGCCACCCCGGTGCCGAAGTCCGTGCCCGCGTTGTGCTCCTCGACCCGCAGCAGGCCCATCCGCGAGAGCAGACGACTGACCCAGGACTGGCGGACTACGAGGGCACCCATGCGGGCACCGTATCACTTTCGATACGGTGGGGGCTACACCTGGCTTCGTTCCGCCTTGTGGCGCTCCCGGTCAGCCATGTTCTCGATGTGCGTCGCCCATCTCAGATTCGAGAGCCTGTTGTTGTACCCGTGGTCGCTGACCTCGTACGTGCCCTCCCAGCCCGGAATGGGCCTCCAGATCTCGGTCGTGGTAGCGTCGTCGTTGCGCATGGGGCCTCCTTTCAGGCTTTGTGCGGGCGGGTGGGTCGGCTGCAACCGGCTCCCCGCCATTCTACCTCACGCCACAGCGATCGCGAACTCCGACCCGGCGCCCCACCGGATCAGGATCTGCGAGGTGGCGTCCACCTGGTCATCGTTAGCGCCGTTGGGGAAGGCGGCCAGCTCTTCGCAGTAGTCCCCGACCCAGGCGCAGTGCTCGGGCGGGGGCAGGAACACCTGCAGGGCCTCGAACTGCACCGCGGCTGTCTGCGCTCGGGCTTCCTTGCTGGCCTTGGGGTTGTACGGGATGAGCCCTGGGACCTCGCTGCGCATCGTCTGGATGAGTGCAGCGCCGTTGGCCTTCTCCTCAATCAGCTTCAGCCCGGCCTGTGGCCACTTGGCCGCCAGGGCCTTCAGTGCGGCCTGAGTCGCGGGGAGCTCCATCCGGGCCCGGACCTGGTCGAGCAGGTACCGGAAGGCCCCCCGCCTGCCCCAGACCTGGAGCACGACGAAGTCCGACTTGGACCCGCCCTTGAACGTGCAATCCACGGAGAATGCCACCTCGTCACACAACTCGGCCTGGTGCTGCGGGGTCGTGCCGTAGAACTGGAACCAATCCCTCAGGAAGACCTCGCCCTCAGCCGCTGTCGGGCGCTGCTGGTACAAGCTGGCCCAGGCCCTGGAGCCGACAGCGGCTGCGATGCGCTCGAGCCGTTCCACCGGGTAGCGGTCCGGGTGCAGGGCTTGCCCGATGGTCCGGTGCTCCTCGTCCTCCTCGGCAAGCGCCGGGTAGCGGACCACTTCCCACTGGTCCCCGCCTGACTTGGCCTCTTCCAGTAGTTGCCCGACCAGATCAGACTCATGCCACCGGGTCATGCAGACGACGACGCCCCCGCCAGGAGCAAGCCGGGGGTAGGCAGTCGTGATGTACCACTCCCAGACCTTGCGGCGGATGGTGGGGCTGCCTGCTTCCTCGGCGTCCTTGATCGGGTCGTCGATGATCAGCGCGTGGGCGCCCTTGCCTGTGAGTCCGCCACCGACACCCACCGCATTGACTGAGCCCTTGCTGGTCTCCCACAGGCTGGCGGCGTCTTTCCCGTCCTTGCGCGGCTTCAGGTGCCCCCACAGGCCAAGGGCTTGGTCCCTGACCCGTCTGGCTGCCCTGCTGTGGTCGTCAGCCAGGGTCTGGCCGTAGGTGGCAATGACCACCTCATGGTCCGGGTTCCGCCCCAGGTGCCAGACCGGGAAGCGGGTGCAGAGCAGGGTGGACTTCCCATGCCTCGGTGGCAGGCACAGGATCAGCCGCGGTGACTTCTTGGCCGCCACAGCCTCAGAGAAGGCTTCAAGCCGTCGTGAGATGTCGTCGTGAACCCACCCGGCTTGGTAGCCCGGGTGAGACCACCGGGTCAGGAAGAGCAGGTCCCTGCGGCATCGGTCCTCGAGGCAGGCATCAGCCTTTCTGAGCTCTTCCTGGAGCGCCTCAGTGGACGGCTGCTGCCCGCTGCTGTCGCCTGAGGGCAATCTCTGCGAGGACATCCCGCTCCTCTTCGGTCAGGTCGTCAACCGGGGTGGTCTGCTCGACCTTGTGCTCTACGGTCTGCACGTTGCCGAACAGGTCCCGGTGCCGGCGCTCCATCTTCCACTGGAAGTGCGACGCATAGCGGGGGTCTGACTTGGACTTGTCCATGCCTTCGGATGCGTGCTGTAGCTCAGCCTGCGCAATTGCGACCAGAAAACGGCTGTAGTCCGTGTCCAGTCCCTCGGCTGCGTCCTCCTCACCCCGGGCCTTCCAGTTCTGCACTGTGGTCCGGGTGACGGGCACTGAAGCAGCGGCCATCTGGTACGGGATTCCGCGGGCCACGTACTCACAGATCTTCGCCACGTTCTCAGGCGTGCACTTGGACCCAGACCCGCGGGGACGGCCCATCAGAGGACCGCCACCAACATGGCCTCGGGCACATGCCGACGCAGCCATGCCGCCTTGAGGCGTGCGCCAGTCCCCGTCTGTGGCTCGTGAAAGAGGGCCTGCAGGTACTGAGAGCGGGGAACCGTCACAGCCCCCTCAACCTGCCGCGGAGCAGCACCCAGCACAGCAGCAGCAGTCCCGGTAGCCAGGGCCTTGATGAAGTCACGGCGTCTCACTTGTCCCCCTTCCGCTCAGCCCGCTTGACCTTCCGCGCGTCCCTCTCCCCCTCCCAGACCCGATGGTCCTGCACCTTCTGGTGGATGTCCCGAGTCATCGCGGTGGCCTCTTCCAGCTTTCCTGCGTCCCTCAGCCTGGACACGTCGCGGTGGTCCTTGACCTGGGGGGGCTTGGGTCGTGCGGTGGGCATGTTTGGTCAGAGTATCACGGTCGATACGGGGTCATGACGCGATGACCTGCCAAGTAAGGGACTGCTTCGACGTATCCAGCGTGCAGACTCCACGGTCTGAGCCCGGGTCCCAGTCGATGGACAGACAGAAGTGGAGCGTGTCGCCGGACATTGCGTCTTCGGCGGGAAGTTCAATCACGGCTGATGAGTCGCAATCGCCTTGGGTGGAGACCCAGCATGTGAGCCAGGGGCGGTCGCTGCTCATGGAGCACAGGTCCCCAGATCCCTGGAGAGGGTAAGCGGCCAGATAGGAAGAGCTCCCGGTGTAGCTCTTGGACTGCTCCGTCTCCCCGTCGCTGAAAGTCACATTCCCCCACTCGCTGGTGCACTCAAACGGCGGGGGTGCAGTGTCCGTCGGCGCGGTGTCCTCGGGCGCCTCCGTGTCCTGCGTGTCCTGCGTGTCCTGCGTGTCCTGCGTGTCCGTGACAGCGGTGTCCGTTGGGGCCGTGGATGTGTCCCCGGTCTCGGCCTGGTAGCCGGTGTCGACCGTGTCCGTGGACGTGGTCCCTGTGTCCGTCTCGGTTGCGGTGTCGGTGACGGCGGGTGCTGTGCCCGTGTCCTCGATGGTGGTCTCCGGGGTCTGGGGCATACAAGCGACAAGCAGCAGGGCGATCAAGGGTCCTCCTCGGGTTGGTCCCGGGAGTGTACGTGCTGAGGCGCCTGCTGTTGCGGTGGTGTCATCGGGAGGTCATTGGCCATCGACGCAAGCAGCGTCACGGCCACATCGTGCGCGATGCCCTTGACCCGGCGCCATGGCTGGGGCGTCCCAAGTCCTGCGGTCTCCTCAAGGACCACACCGTCATCACCGCTCACGATCCGGTACCCCGGCCATCGATAGAGCACCGTCACCCCACCCTCCCCAGTACCTGAGCCGCGAGCACCTGTTGCCTCTGGAACCTGAGCTCGTCCAGGTCCTTTGTGGCCTTGGTGCTGTGCTCTATGGCCCACTCGTGCCAGTCCATGTTTTCGCGCCAGCCCTTGAGCCAGCCTCGGAGGTCGAAGCCCTCGGCTGACTCGTGTTCAGGGTTGGGCCAGCATGGGCATCGGATGGCGCCGGACACGATGATCGGCACCTTGAGCCGGTTCGTCGTCGCGCCCCTGGTCGTGCGCTCTCGGTCCTCCCGGGCCGGATGAGGCCTGTAGACGGTCACCCAGCCACTCTTGACCGTGCCGAATTCCTGACAGATCTTGCACCCCTTGTGTTCTTCCTTGCGCATCAGCCTTCGATCTCCCGCCGGGCCACCCGGTCAACGAGCCGGAGCACCTTGGCGTCCTCGATGCGCTGCTCAGCACCGGCGTAGGCTGCCCGGAAGTCCTTGAGCCTGAAGTGAAAGTCCTTGAGGCCCTGGCTGTCTCGGGTGTGGAAGGTGTTGATCAGGGCGTGGAAGCCCCCGAAGGCCCGGATTGCGTCTGCGAGCTGTCGCGGGACACCGGTGCCGTGCCTGCGGGCGATAGCGCGGTTGAAGGAGTCCTTGGTACCGCAGGCGTGGGCCGTGTCGACCAGCCACCGGAACTCAGCGTGGGTGTCCAGGCCTGGGCCTCGCGCTGCCTTCCGAGCCAGGTTCAGCAGCTTTCCAGGGGTGGGCCAGAAGGACTCTCCTGACCGGATGTAGCCGATGACAGCGGCCTCGAGTGCGTGCGGTGGGACGTCATCGAGCATCCCTGCCCAGGAGTTCACGATCGTGTCAGGGTCCAGGGCTGACCACTGTGCCGGCTGGGGGATGCCTGCGATCTGGAGTGCTGCGAATGCTCGCCGGATGTCGTCGTGGGTCACGATGCCTCCTCGGATCTGGCGTCAGGGTCGACCCGTCGCCTTGGTTGCTGTTGCTGATGTCCGCCTGTTGCGACTCCAAACCAGTCGTGGCCGGCGTGTCGCTTCTGGCCGTTGGTCTTGGGTGTGGGCTTCTCTCGGATCTTGGCGGCGTAGGTCTCTCCCTTCTCCAGGAACGTGTCGATCCCGTCGCCGCCGTAGCCCTTGTCCAGCCGCTCGCTCAGGTACCAGCCCCAGGCCGACATCGCGTCTGTGGCGCCCTCGGTGGCGATGAGCAGGGCGAGGGCCCGTTGTCGGGTAGTGCTTCCCCGGCCCTTGATGCGGCCGGTCCATGTTCGTGGCCCTGCTCGCTCACCCTTCCGAGCCCGGTAGTCCTTCAGCATCTGAGCCTGGGCCTGGAGGGTCAGGGCATGGACCTCCTCCCGGGTCAGGCCAACAGGCTTTCCGGACGGGACCCAGGAAGGCACTTCCCGCTTGTTGTTCTCTCTATCTCCATCTCCCTCTTTCTCTTCAAGAGGAGCGTGCGCGCGCGAGGCGTCCGCATTGGGTTCCGCTTCTGTTCCGTTCGTGGAGCTAAGGCCCCGTGATTGCTTAGGCTTAGTGTTCCGCTGCTGTTCCGCTGCTGTTCCGCTTGCGTTCCGCTGCTGTTCCGCTTCGGGCTGTTCCTGCTTCTTGAGCCACCTGTGCGTCCGAGTCGTTGACCACCCCCAACGGCCGGCCAGGTCGCGCACCGAGTATGTGGTGCGTTTGCCGTCCGCGTGAAGCGCCATCAGCTCAAGCTGAGCCACGTAGACGGGGCAGGGGTTCTCCCTTGTCCACCTGTGTTTCATCATGCCGGCGACAGTGTCTGCGGTCGGGGCCTTGAACCATGGCAGGCTCATCCGTTCTCCCGGGTCGGCCCGCCGTCCTGGGCCTGAGCTACAGATCTGCGGACGGCCTGCACAACAACTGCATTGAGCGGGGCAGGAAGAGGAGAAGGACCCCCCACGAGACCAGCAGGCGGGCCAGATCCGTGGGGGTGTCCCGAGCGCATCTCCGTGGCGCTCTGTGCCTGGCAGCCCCCGGTCGCTGTCGGGTCGCGGGGGTCGTCACAGGCGAAGCAGTGGCCGTAGATCAGAGCGAGGCCGCAGTCACACGAAGTCTTTTTCGCGTCGTACAAGAAAAGTCCTTGACCCTGCGGGGACGGTGCCAAACTTGTATGACAAGAAAGGAGCCCGGCATGATGATCACCCTCCGCAACGGCAGCAAGGCGACCCTGAAGAGCAACGGCGGCGAGGGTGGCTACACGGTCCTCGAGGGCTGGCGCTACCTCGGCACCGTCGTCATCGAGAACGGCGAGGTCCTCCACACCTGGGGCGCTCTGATCGGCCGGGGCGAGTACGACCGCATGGCGGCTGAGTTGCTCAATGGGTAGGCGCAAGCTCCCGCCAGGCGAGGCGCTCGGCAAGCCCCGTTCTGTGCGACTGACCCCCAAGCAGGAGTCAGCGCTTGAGTCGTTGGGCCCCCGCGACTTCGGGCCCTGGGTCCGGGAGGCAATTGACGAGAAGCTCGCGCGGTCCGCCTCAAGCAAGGCCTGACCCGTTGAGAAGTCCTCCCCGCCGTGGGTGGTCCCGCCCTGGCCCGTGTTGCGCCAGGTCTGCGGGTCGAGGTTGATCAGGCGGTTGCTGGTGGTGATCCGGGCCCAGCGGGCGATCTCGTAGGCGGCGAGGGCGGCGAGGCGTCTGGCCTGATCGGCCCTGGAGGCCCCATACCTTCCGCCAGTCTCAGGATGGACAAACCCCGCGCCGATCGTGGCGGTGTCGTATGACGTGCTTGTCAGGTAGGTCCACCGCGCAACCTCACCCCCACCAGCCCCCCGAATCGGACCCTCAGCCCGCAGCCGTTCCCACAGCGCCCGGGGGTCCTCGTCGGCCCATGACCGGATGATCTCCGCGGCTTCACGGAGGACCGCGGGCTGGGGGTAGGCCTGGAGCAGTGCTCTACAGCCGTCGTCGGGCTCGCAGAGGAGCGCCGAGTCGCACCCTTGTCCGGACCTCAATCCGAGGACTTCCAGGATTGCATGTGCATACCCAGTCTTGGCTCCTTGGCGGCTCACAGGCGGCCGG